ATTGAAGTAATGGAAACTCCAGAACTTCCAGGACAAGATCGTAAGCTAGCTGCTGCTAAAGAAATCTTAGACCGTGGCGGTCTAGGTAAAATTGATAGAGTACAGGTACAAAGTGACAAACCAATCGGAATATTTATCCTACCTCCCAAAGATAAAACAGAAGTATCCTGAGCACTTTGTAAGAGCCCACAATAAAGGGCGTAAAGAATATAGACCTCCTTATGGATACACACGAAATCCAAAGGATAAAAATCTATTTCAGGCAGATTATGAAAAGCTTTATGCTTTAGAAAAGGCTTTAGAATATTTGGATGAAGGTGTAAGTTATCGTGATGCTGCGGAATGGTTGCGACAAACCACAGGCGAGTACGTTTCCCATGTGCATTTATATTTAACTAAGAAAAAAGAAACACTTAAGTATTTAAAAGCTAAAAAAGGCATCACTTCAAAAAAATTACGCAAAGAAAAGCAAAGAGCACTAATTAATGACGCTTAAAGACGTACCTCCTCCAGTAGTCAAATTAACTTCTAAAGGAAATAGAAATGGATTAAAGAAGCCAAAAGCATTTGCTAAACCTTCTGTTAAACGTGCTAAAGAAGAATTAAAAGCTAAAGAAGAAGCATTAGCTCAAGCTAAATTAGAGTATGAGTTAGCTCAAAAAGAGAAAGATTTATTATCTACTGGAGTTGCTGTAACTACTAAAGAAGTTGCAGATGTACTTGCTACTAAAGTAGCTATTCCTGATGAAAATGTCATTTTCCGCCCTAATGAAGGTCCCCAAACTGCATTTCTAGCTGCTTCTGAAAGAGAAGTATTCTATGGCGGTGCTAGAGGAGGCGGTAAAAGCTACGCAATGCTTATCGATCCATTACGTTATTGTGGACATGGAGCATTTAGAGGCGTGCTCATTCGTCGTACAATGCCTGAATTAAGAGACCTTATTTTCAAGGCTCATGGGCTTTATTTAAAAGCATACCCAGACACTAAATGGAAAGCACAAGACAGCACATTCTACTTTCCTTCTGGCGCCCGTATGGAATTCGGATACGCTGAAACACTTAAAGACGTTTTACGTTATCAGGGTCAATCTTATTCTTGGATTGGTGTAGACGAGCTTCCACAATACGATAGTGCGGAAGTATTGGACATGCTACGTTCAAGCTTACGTTCTACTGATCCTAATGTACCAATTATGCTTAGAGCTACAGGAAACCCAGGCAATATTGGATCAACATGGGTAAGAGAACAGTTTATTGATCCTGCTCCTCCAGGTATTCCCTTCCAAGTTAAAGTAAATATTAAAACTCCTCTTGGAGAAAAAGAAGAAGTAATTACTCGTAGATTTATTCCTGCCAAAGTGTGGGATAATCCTTATCTTACATATGACTTAAGCTACGCAGCAATGCTAGCTAATCTACCTGAAACTAAGCGTAAACAATTCTTAGATGGAGATTGGGATGTATTCGAGGGTGCAGCATTTCCTGAGTTTAATAAAGATATCCACGTTACTAAATCTTATCCTATTCCTTCTAGTTGGCCTCGCTTTAGGGGTGGAGATTGGGGCTATACTAGTCCTGGCTGTATCCTTTGGTTGGCTGTAACCCCAGATAAAGAGATTGTAGTTTATAGAGAAATGTACTTTAAGAACATGACAGCCCCAGACGTAGCTTTAAAACTATTAGAGCTAGAGTCGGGTGAAAATGTGTCATACGGTATTTTAGACATTTCTGCATGGTCTCGTAGGGGTGAAATGGGGCCAAGTATTGGTCAAACTATGAATGAAATGGGATGCCGCTGGAAGCCTTCTGGACGTGTGGCTGTACAAGGGGCTAGAAATTCCCGTATTTCTGGTAAAGCAGAGTTACATAGAAGATTGGCAATAAATCCAAGGACTGGAAAGCCTTATTTGACAATTTTTGATAATTGTGTTAACCTTATTAGGACTTTACCTAGACTTCCTCTAGACGAAAATGACGTAGAAGATGTTGATACTGACGCCGAAGATCATGCTTATGATGCTCTCAGATACGCTTTAATGTCACGTCCTATAACTATTGGTGGGTTAATGGTAGACAGGAACAACCCCACTAGGAGTCCTAAATTTGTTCCTGCCGATAAACAGTTTGGATATTAAAAGGAAATAAAATGAAAGACGATATTGACCTAAAGTTTGAAAAAAAGTCTAATGGCGATATGTATGCAAAGACTTCCCAGGGTGACCTTTCAGACGCTAAGGAAGCCAAGGAAAAGGGTGCAGGTCTAGAAGGTAGAGGTTTGGCGCTAGTTGGTGTTAACCTCTCTGATGTGCCTGTAAATGGCGTTTCAGAAGCTAAAAAGGCTGGTGCTGGTGGTGGTGTTGATAAGAGTATCTTTGAAAAGGCCGATATTCGCGAACTTTATAACGATACTGGCAAGGCTGCAAACGCTGGTAAATAACTCCAGCTTAATTAGGAGTTATTATGCGCGGTTTACTCTCGCTACCTAACAATCCGCAGGTAGTTCAACCTCCTGCTCAAAATCCTCCAACTCCTACAAGTACAGTAGCTTTAGATGCTGCTGCTTCACCAATTAGTGCTGCCGAAACGCAGGCATTAAGTGGCGTTGTAGCATATATTAAGGATCGCTATCAGCGTTCTTTAACTGCACGTAGACCTACAGAAAATAGGTGGTTAGACGCATGGAGAAACTACAGAGGTTTATACGGGCCAGAAGTAGCTTTCACAGAGAACGAAAAAAGCCGTGCATTTATTAAAATTACAAAGACTAAAGTACTAGCTGCATTTAGTCAGACTATTGACGTACTATTAGCCAATAACTCTTTCCCCATTGGTATTGAGCCTAAAAAGCTGCCAGAAGGCATTGCAGAAGTTGTACACGTCGAGACTGATCCAAGTATCGAAGCAGCTACTTCTCAAATGTACAACGGCCCTGGAAGCCCATTCGGGTATCCTGGGGATGGTAAAGGATTAAAGCCTGGAGCTACTATTAATGATCTTCTAGATGAAGACACTAAAAGAGAGACCCAAGGTAAAAATGTACGTCCAGGTCCGGGACCTACTCCTTCTTCTGTAACTATTGAACCAGCATTAAAAGCTGCTAAGAAGATGGAAAAGAAGATTAGTGACCAACTAGACTCGTCTTCTGGTTCTAAGCATCTTCGTATGACTATGTTTGAAATGGTGCTATTTGGCACTGGTGCTATGAAAGGCCCATTAGCACTTTATAAAGAATATCCAAAATGGGACGATGATACTGGCGCGTATAAACCAGTAAAGAAATTAATTCCAATTGTAGAAGCTACCTCTATTTGGAATTTATATCCTGATCCAGATGCTTTTAATACCACACAATTAAGTTACATGATTGAGCGTCATAGACTTAATCGCACTCAAATGAGAGCGCTTAAAAAGCGTCCATATTTTATTTCCGATAACATCGAAAGATGTATTTTAAGTGGGTATAACTATAATAGACTTTGGTGGGAACCTGTCATTTCGGACATGCCAATGGTGCCCGCTGTTGAGCGTTATGAAGTATTTGAATATTGGGGAATGATGGATAGGCAGATTGCTGCTGCTCAAGGTATCGAAATTCCTCCTGAATATTCAGATCAAGATGAAATCTCAGTAAACTGCTGGATTTGCGGCAGTGAAGTATTACGTTTAGTAATTAATCCATTTACTCCACAACGTATTCCCTATTATATGGTTCCCTATGAACTACAACCATATCTAATTTGGGGAGTTGGTCTAGCAGAGAATATGTCAGATACACAACTTCTCATGAATGGCTTTATGAGAATGGCTGTAGATAACGGCGTACTAAGTGGTTCATTAATCTTTGAAATTGATGAAACTATGCTTGTTCCAGGACAAGACATGACATTGTATCCTGGTAAAATCTTTAAAAAGAATGGTGGTCAACCAGGACAAAGCATTTACTCTCACACATTTCCTAATGTTGTTAAAGACAACCTTAGTATGTTTGATAAGGCTAGAGAATTAGCAGATGAAGCTACAGGTATTCCCTCGATTACTCATGGTAACGCGAGTATTGGTCCTAACCTTGGCCGTACCTCTAGTGGTATTAGTATGGTTATGGGCGCTGCTGCTGGCAATACTAGGACTGTTATTAAAAACGTTGATGACTACTTGCTTCAACCTCTCGGGGAAAGCATGTTTGCCTTCAATATGCAATTTGACTTTGACAAAGAGATTAAAGGTGATCTTGAAGTAATCGCTCGTGGTACTGATAGCTTAATGCGTAACGAAGTAAGGAGCCAGAGACTTACTAACTTCCTACAAGTTGTAAGTAATCCAACACTTGCCCCATACGCTAAGTTCCCATATCTTCTTAGAGAGATTTCTAGAAGTATGGACCTTGATCCTGATAAGACTACTAATACTTCTCTTGAGGCTATGGAACAGGCTCAAATTCTAAAGCAAATGATGGCAATGCAACAAACTGGTAATCCTGCTCCAAGTGGTAATGACCAAGGGGCCAATGGAAATGGTGATGGTACTATTGGTACCGGAAGTGCCCCAGGTCCAGGAGAACAAGGGCATTCCACACCAGATCAAGAAAAAGGCCAAGGCCAATAATGGATCATAAGCTTAAAGAAGAAATTTTATGGGTGTTTAATAATCCTGAAATGTGGATTAGTATTGAGGCTTATATAAATTATAGAATTAATAAATTAAGAGAACTTAATGATAACGCTTCTGGAGATACTTTATTAAAACAACAAGGGGCAATAGCTGAATTAAAAGAGCTTAAAAGAGCCAGAGAAGCACTGAGGGCCGAACATGCAAAAGCAACAAAATAAAGAAAACACCACAGAGCTTAATGCGAAACAGCTTTATGAAAAGCTTTTAAGTTCTGCGGGCAAGCCTATTGTATATGACACTGTAGTAGAACAAATTGTAAAGAAATTTGGGTCTGATGAAGCCTTTATTAGTGAAGTGCATAAGAAGACAGGAATTCCTACAGAAACTATTACAAGAGAAATTGTTGCTGCTGCTACTGCACCTGTAAAGGGTGTATCCGGTAGTATAAATCAAGCTAAAGATAACCCTAATGGGCCAGTTCAACAGGAGAGCCCAATGCAACCACAAAACGCCCCAGGATTAAATGGGGAAATGCCTAATATGCAACCTCCACAGCAAATGCAAGCTGCTGCCGCTGCTAATCAATCTAAAGGAATGTCTCCTGGACAGGCTTTAAATGTTGCTAATCAACAGCAAACCAACACTCCTGCCATGAAAAAGGGCGGACTATTAACTAAACCAACCCAAAAAGAAGGTGGTCTAGAAGATGAAGCTAAAATGGAATATGGGGGTTCTGTAAGTGGTGGTGCTGATCCTGCCGCAGATCAATCTAGAATTGGTCTACAGGATGGCGGTGATATGGGCGAGATTGATTTAATGGGTAAGCATCGCCCCGGTATGATGGATGGCGGGTTAGCAGGTATGCAGAATTTCAATAATTCTGTTGAAATGAATAAAGGTGGCTCTAATGAACCTCCTCCAGGTGCTTTGCCAGAAGAAGTAGCTGATGACCAACCTGTAATGCTTTCTAAGGGTGAATTCGTATTACCTGCTAATGTTGTCCGTTATCTTGGTTTAGAAACTATTATTGCCCTTCGTGATAAAGCACTTAAGGGATTAGCTGCTATGGAAGCTGCTGGTCAAATTAGACGTCCTGGGGATGGTAAAAATCCAGGAGAAGAAGGTGAAGTAGAACCACAAGCTATTCTTGGAGGTAAAACTACTAAACAACTTATTAAAGAAACTCCTGCTGTAGAACTCTTAGAACATCATGCTATTGAAGAAATTGAAGAACATGCAGAACTTCTAGAAGAAGTAGAAGAACTAGAACATGGCGAAGAAGATGAAGACGATTTATTTATGAAATCTGGTGGAGACTTATCCAATGCTCCAGAAGGTTCATCTTTAGCCATGAAAGTTGCACACTTAAAGCATAAAAAGGGATACGGATACCAAAGTCAAGGTAAGCCTAATAATCTATCTCAAAGCCAGCCTGGGGGCGGTCCTGTTGGTTTAAAGTCAGGTGGTACATTACCCCCAGATAATACCACAGGTATTGATCCCATGCCATCAGCCTATAGAGACTCTAAAAGTATGGGTCCAAGATATATTGGGAGGAACCTAGGAAAAAGCCCTTTAGGTAGGTCTAAAGACCAGTCTTCTTTGACTGGTAAGGGTCAATTAGACAATCGTAAGATGGCTGCTGGTGGTGAAGTAGCTGCTGAACAAGCAGGTAAGTATCTTAATGATTTAGACATGGATAAAGAAACCCAAAGAGATACTTTACCAGATTATGAAAGCGTTAGAGATTGGACTGATGCAATGGGACGTACTCCTAATTTTGGAGTAGGGTCTGTTATAGATGCTATTACAGGACGTGGTTTCTTTGCTAAAGAAGACCCTGCGTACGTTACTGTAGCAGAACGTAGGGCAGGTTTAGGTAGTGATGAATTAGCTAATACTCTAGAAAAGAATGCTGCATCACAAGAAGAAAGAGACGCTATTCAAGCAGATAATGAAAAGAATGCTGGAGATAGAAATGCAGGTCTTGAAGGTGGTCCTCAAATAGATATAGGTACAGATCAATAATTGACATCAATTTAATTATATTATAGAATAGTGCTATTAACACTAAGGAGAACTATTTATGAGTATTACATCGGTGGCTACTAATAATACCCCACCAACAGTTATTGCAAAGCCTTATCATAGAGTTGAAAATGATGACGAGCTTCCTAAAGTTGCTGTAAAAGAGCGTAGACCACAAATTGGTCAGCCTATGCAAGAGGAACAACCAAAGCTTAATCCAGGAGATAATGAAGATACTTGGAAGAAGCGATATGGGGACCTAAGACGCTTTAGTCAGCAAAAAGAAAAAGAGACTGAGAAGACTGTAAGAGAATTACAGGATCAAATTAATAAACTTACTGTAGCAAAGTCTATGGAAGGTTTACCAAAGACAGCCGAAGAAGTTGCTGCTTGGAAAGAACAGTACAAAGACTCTTACGATATTATCGTAACTGTTGCTACGTCAAGCCTACAGTCTCAAATGCAAGCATTACAAAATCAAATTGATAGCCTAAAAACTACCAATGAAGAAACAGAACAAGAAAAAGCTGCTGCTATTCTAACTACACTAGTCCCAAATTGGAAGTCTTTTAATGAAGACCCACAGTTTATTAAGTGGATTATGGACCCTGTACGTTCTGAATTTAAGTCAATCGTATATGATAGTGTTGATCCATATAAGATTGCAGAAGTATTAAAGATGTATATGGCTGTCACAGGGAAGACTACCCCACTTAAGACAGAGCCAAAGAAAGAAGTTAATAACGTGAATGCAGCATTAGCAGTACAAACACCTCCATCTGTAGAATTAGGCAATAATCAAGAGAAAACTATTATTCGCGAAAGTGAAGTAGCAAAACTTTCAAGAAAAGACTTTGAAAAGTTTGAAGATGTTATTGACCAAGCTCGTAGAGAAGGTAGATTTGTTTATGATTTAAGTGGTAAAGCACAATAAGTAGTTGACTTTACTATAAATATTATGTAAACTATTATTGAATGAATAAAGAATGTACTTCCTGTCACGAAATCAAAGACTTAGAAGAATTTGATAAACATAAGGGCGGGAAGTACGGAAAACGATCAATTTGTAAGCAATGTCAAGCACTTAGCTCAAAAGAATATAGAAAAAATAATAAAGCCTTTATAAAAGATTTAAAAAATAAGTATAGAAATTCTTTTGAAGGCTTTGTTATGTATAGCTTAGGACAGGCTAGACATAGAAATAAATATGAATTTTCCATAGATTACCAATTTCTCACTGATTTATGGAATAAGCAAAATGGTTTATGCACGTTTACTGGATTACCTTTAGAATATTCTAAAGTCCCAGGTATTAAAAATCCTTATCAGGGTTCTCTAGATAGAATAGACAGCTCTAAAGGATACACAAAAGATAATGTTAGATGGGTGTGTTGGTTTATTAATCAAATGAAGTCTGATTATTCAGAAAATGAATTTAAGGACCTAATAAGACACGCAGCCAAAGCACTTTAGAATACCTGTTTGTTATTTAGCCTCCAATCTGGGACACCTAAATAAATCAGCCCTAAAAGTGAAATAGTTTTAATTAACAATTTGATTTTTAAGGAGATTTTAAATGGCTTTCCCAGTCGCGGCCGGTTATGGAAACCTTCCTAACGGCGCCTTCTCGCCAGTAATTTTCAGCCAGAAGGTATTAAAAACATTTCGTAGAGTTTCGGTTATCGAAGCAATCACCAATACTGACTATGCAGGTGAAATCGCTAACTATGGTGACTCAGTACGTATCGTACTAGAACCAGACGTTACCGTTTCTCCATATGTAAGAGGTCAACAAGTCATTCCAGTTGATCTAATCGACAACGATATCACTATGGTTGTTGATAAGGCCAATAAGTTTGCATTCAAGGTTGACGATATTGAAGCAAAGCACTCACACGTAAATTGGGAGTCACTTGCTCAAGAACGTGCCGCATTCAAGCTTAAGGATGCTTTTGACTCTGAAATCTTAACTTATATGGCAGGTCAAGCAACCACAATTATCGGTTCAAGTTCTTCACCAACCGCTGTAAGAGTTAGCCCTCCAACAGGTGGCTATTCTCCATTGAACATTCTAGCTCGTATCAATCGTAAGCTTGACGAACTAAACGTTCCTACAGATGGCCGTTGGTTTGTTGCTGGCCCATTCTTCTGGGAACAAATGCAACAAGAGGAAAGCCGCTTAATGCAGGTTAACCAAACTGGTGATGCAAAGTCTCAACTACGTACTGGTATGTGGAACGGTAAGGTTATTGAAGGCGATATTCGTGGCTTTAGCTGCTATATGTCTAACTCATTAACTACCGGCGGTATCGGTCCTGATAGCTCTGCTTCAACCGACTATGGTATTCTATTAGCTGGTCATATGTCTTCAACTGCAACTGTTTCACAGATTGCTAAGACTGAAACATTCCGTGACCCAGATAGCTTTGCCGACGTTGTTCGTGGACTACACCTATATGGTCGTAAGACACTACGTCAAGATGCTCTCGCTGTAGTTTACTATAACCGTGGTGCTTAATAGGAAAGGAATATAGAAAATGGCTAACTTTGTTGTCGCACTAGGTTATAACTCAACCTCAAGCCCATTACATGAGACCACACGCGATGTGCCAGTCATGTACAATGTTGATAAGATTTTCGACCTTAGCTCAACCGCTGTAGTCGCATCTACTTATCAAAACAACTACTACACTGCACTAACTTCTGTAGTTTCAGGTGATACTATCGACGTTCTACCTGTTCCTACAAATACTTTAGTCCTGCTTGCGGGTCTAGATAAGCAACGTGCAGCTACCGCAAACACTAACGGCACAATTGCAGTCGCTCTAGTGGCTCCAGCTACTACTATGATTGCAGCTACAAGCGTAAGTGCTACCGGCATTCTCTTAAGCTCTCCAACATGGACCGTAAATACTGCCTCGTCTACTGCTTCTGGTGCTATTGGCTATATTGTTTCGAGTACAAACGGTACTACTGTACGTGTCACTGTAGGTACTGCTGTTCCTGACGCAAAGCTTCGTGTATTTGCTGTTCTTATGGACGTGTCTGCTATCACAACTCGCGTAAACTAAGAATAACAAAAACAAATACCTTAGTTATAGGCCGGGGTCAGTTTTTGGCCTCGGCCTTTTTTCTTGAAGGTTAATTAATGGCCTATACCTTTTTACAGTTAACCAATAAAGTATTAACTAGGCTTAATGAGACTGCTTTAACGCAGTCTAATTTTGCTTCTGCAACAGGTTTTAATCAACAGGCTAAAGATGCTGTTAATGCAGCCATTAAAGATATTATTCACCTTTATCAATTCTGGCCCTTTTTAAGAGTTGCACAAACTATTACTACAAGCTCCAGCACTAATGAATATTCTATTAGCCAATCATTAGCTCCCGTTGATTTTTATACAATGCAAATTCGTAAAGATAATACAGCTACTCCTCCTGTAGTTCAGTCTGTATTAACTTATATGGATTATAATTTATATATGCGCTACAGATTTCCTGTAGATGCTCAAGCGGATAGTACACAATATTCTCAGCCACAATGGGTTACTAGACCTACTTCGGGTAGCACTATTATAGTAAGTCCATGGCCTGATAGAGTGTATACTATCGACTATTTTATTTACGAAGTTCCTGCTGAGTTAGTTAATTATAATGATACTACAGTCATTCCAGATCAATTTATTGATGTGTTAATTAATAGAGCAATGTATTACGCTTATATGTTCCGTGAAAATATTGAGTCTGCATCAGGAATTAAAGACGAAAGTAAGCAAGGAATTAATCAAATGCTTCGTCAAATTGTTCCTGGATTTACAGATGCAAAAGACCCAAGAGTAGTTAGACCAAGAGCTTTAACAGGTCCTAGTAGGTTCTTCTAATGCCTTTAGAGAATAAAAGTAAAGATAGGTGGGGCACAAAGCAAATTCTGCTTGAGGGCGGGACTGTAAATAACGAAGACCTTATTTGGCAAGGTGAAAATCGTCCCGGCTCTCTTACTAGAGGAATTAACTTTGAAACCGCTTTAATTGGTGGTTATAGACGTATTTCAGGCTACACTCGCTATAATGAAGCTGCTGTACCTGGGACTGGGCAAATTCTAGGTACATTCGTACATGAAACTGGCGTAGTTGCCATGCGCTCTACTAAAGTATTTTTTGCATCTACAAGTGCTACAGCCTGGACAGAATTAACTAGTACAGCAACAGTAGCTAGAACAGGTGCAGGTAAATATAGAGGTACAGCATACAATTGGGTATATCCAACTACTACATTTGTTGATGGTGTAAATACTCCTGCTAAATATTCTAATGGAGTATATTCAGACTTAAATAATGCTCCCTCGGGACAAACTTTTGCTACAGAATTTAAACGTCACTTATGGCTATCTGGGGCTAATTCTCAAACATTAACTTTTAGTGCTCCTGGTGACGATAATAATTATGATGCTACCGCTGGTGCAGGATCAATTAATGTTGGTTTTGCGGTACATGGACATGGCGTTTGGCGTGATGAATTATTTATTTTTGGACGCCATAATATTTCTAAAATCACAGGCACAAGTGCATCCGATTGGGTATTAAGTCCTGTAACCATGAATATAGGTTGTGTTGCTCCAGATAGCATTAAAGAACTTGGTGGTGACTTAGTATTCCTATCTTCTGATGGTCTAAGAACTGTTGCCGGTACCATGCGTATTGGTGACGTAGATATTTCCAACTTAAGTAGACCAATACAAAAGAAAGCTATTGATTTAGTTTCTATAGAAAACTATGCGGATGGTTCTACCTCTGCTGTAGTTATTAGAAGTAAGTCTCAGTATAGGATATTTTCTTCTAGATCAAGTATGGACAGATCGTCTCAAGGGGGCTTAATCGGTGGATTACGTCAATCTTCTGATGGTGGAGTTAATTGGGAATGGTTTGATTTCCTAGGTGCTTCTATTTATTGTTGCGATAGTAGATACTTATCTTCTGAAACAGAATTAGTAGTACACGCACATAATGATACTGCTGATAATTATGTATATAAACAGGAGAGTGGCAGTAATTTTACAGGCTTTAGTACTGCTAGCACTGCCTCTACCACAGTAACTATGTCTTGGTATCTTCAAAGCCCTCACATGGCATTTGAAGATGCCCGTATGCGTAAGACCTTCTACAGACTTTGTGCTTATATTTATGCAGAAGGTAACACAACTATCTATACAGGTTCTATATATGATTTTAATGATAGTTCTGTAACACAACCTGTTGATAGAGAATTAGGTAGAATTGTTAATGCGGCTACTTATGATGACCCTGCTATAACATATGATAATGGATTTATATTTGACTCGAATGCCTTCACAGATGTACGTTTCTGTGTTCAATTAGAAGGGTCAGCGCTATCCTCAAGCTTTGTACTTTATGGTACAGGGGGAGCACCTTTTACTGTAAGGTCTCTTTCTATTGAATATGCGCTTAATGGGAGACGATAATGGCTACTGGATATACTAGACAAGCATCCGCACAAATAGCCCCTAACTTAACTATTCTAAGTAACTCCTTTAATCTGGAGTTTAATAAGCTTCAAGCAGCTATGGACGCTGGTTCTGGGCACAACCATGATAGCACTCCTGGTGGTGGTTCTCCTATCACTAATATGGGCTTAAATGGTCTATCTGGAGCTACAGGATTAGTTGTGTCTAGCTCTGGGGGAGCTTTTGCTGCTGTACAATTAACCTGCACTAATGGTACAATAACTATTGGATTTCCTAATGGTGTTGGTGGTAATCCTGTATTAAATGTTAACGCAGGTACAGGAGCTAACCAGATTGTTCAACTAGATAGTAGCGGTAAATTGCCTGCTGTAGACGGTTCACAATTAACTAACGTAGGTTCTATCACTACCGATGCTACCAATACTGTTTATGGTTGGGAGAACTTTATATAATGGCAACAGAAGCAGGTTTAGGTACTATTAGTACCGATCCAGTATTAGCTACGCAATCCCCTAATCCTGGGCTATCACAGTCCGTAGGGGTTAATGGGGTTAATGGTACCGATCCAGTATTAGCTACAATGCCTGGGGGAGCCCCTGCCAATAATCCTACCATGACTGCTGATAATGGTGGCGTAGATAATGGTGGCGTAGATAATGGTGGCGTAGATAATGGTGGAACTGGTGGTGAAACAGGTAATGGTGGAAATGGTGGTGAAACAGGTAATGGTGGAAATGGTTCAGGTGGAGGTAACGAAGGTGGTGGGGGCGGTTCTACAGGAAGCACTGAGTCCACCGGAACTACTACAGCCTCTACAACATCTACTACACCAACATATCAACAGCCTGTAGATAGCCGCAATAGTGCTATTATAAACAGCACAAATACTAGAGCTACTAATCCTGTATTGCCTCCTGGTACAGAAGTAAACTTTAATGATATTTCTGCAAATTCCAATGAATTTATGCAGTCTAATAGTCTTGGTTCTTTGGGTACTTCTACAACATCCAAAGCACAAGCAGGACAGGCAGAGGCATCTCAAAACACAGGCGTAAATACTTATCAAGCCACTCAAATAGATAAACAGCAACAAGATGCTGCTTTAATGGAAGCTGCTACTGCTGCTATAGATAGTTCTCACTTAGTTAGTGGCAGATTAAATGAACTATTACAGCCTGGAAGTGATGGACAATTCCCAACATGGGCTTCTGGTGCTGCTAGAAAGGCTCAACAAATCCTTGCTGCTAGAGGTATTGATAATTCCTCAATGGCAGGACAAGCTATTATGGCAGCTATTATTGATGCTGCTGTACCTATTGCCAAAGGTGATAGCGATGCTCTTGTGGCTATGGATTTACAAAATCTTAATAATAAACAACAGGCAGCCCTTGTAAATTCACAACAGAAGTCCCAATTCTTACTAAGTAATCAAGCTGCGGATAATGCTGCGAAGAATTTTAATGCTTCCAATATGAACCAAGCAAATGAATTCTACGCCAATCTTGCAACCAATGTATCAACCTTTAATGCTGCACAAAGAACTGCTATCAGTCAATATAATGCTGGTGAAGAAAACTCTATGGAAAAGTTTGATAAAACCATGCAAGATAGCAGAGATAAGTTTAACACACAAAATGATTTAGTTGTTCAGCAAGCTAACACACAATGGCGCAGACAAATTAATACTACTAATACTGCTGCACAAAATGAAGAAAATAGATTAAACGCACTTAATAAACTGCAAATTTCTAATTCTGCGTATGATAAACAATGGCAGCAATATAGAGACGAAAGTGCATGGGCGTTTACCGCAAATGAAAATAAAGAAGATAGATTTAATAAACTTGCACAGATTGCTTTGTATACACAAGGCAAGAAAGAATTGTTTAATCAGGAGCAGGATGCAGCATTCATGAACGCATTCGGTAACTTCCTAGCTGGCATGTTCCAAGGAGCCTTAAAATAATGTTTGAGTTTTGGAGTCTCGCAAAAAATATGATATCTGGGGGCGTTAGTGCTTTCCTAGGGGGCGGTGGCTTAAAAGGCAAATCCATTACGGATAATAGTTCTTTTAACGCTGGTCAATCTAGTTCTAATAAAGCTACTCCTGGAAAAGCACAACCTACAGGTATTGTAGAGGGTACTTCTCAATATAATCAAGGCAATGCTATGCAATCGCAAAAGGGCGGCTTTGATAGTAATTTTATGTGGAATGGAAAACCTTTCAATAGTCAATTAAAGGATTTTCTAGATGAGTATGAAGCTAAAGATGAAGAAAAGGGTATGAAATAATGCCATCACAATTTAGTGCCCCTGTTCCTGGTGAAGGTTTAGCCCATCCTCCTGGATCATTTCCTTGGGAAAGACCTCCTCAATATGTGGACCCACAAGAAGCTGTCAATTTTATTTGGAAGACTTTAGTTAAACCTGATAGACTTCCTAAAATGCTTGCGCTATTAGAAAGTGGTGCTACAGTAGCAGATATTACTAAAGGTACTCTTGTATCAGGATTTCAACAAGGTCTTTGGTCTATTGATGTTATGATGCTCATTGACCAAAATGTATTTCTTATGGTTGCTACGTTAGCTGAAAAGGCAGGCATTAAATACAAGTTAATTCCTGATGGTGGTCCTTCTGGTGTTGATACTTTCATGCAAGAATTAAACACCAATCTAATTAAAGCTAAGATGGGTGGTACTCCTGACGATGTAGCTGCTGCATTTGACGATGCTGAACAAGGTGGCAATGTAATGCCCGGAATGGGTCAAAGTGCTCCTCCTGATCCTGCTGCTGCATTAGCACCCCAAGGAAATGGTTTATTTACTCCCCCAGGACAATAAAGGAATACTAATATGGCAGGTTTAGGTGGTATCGGTACTGGCTTCTTCAAGAAAATGTCTTCTATTCAAGATGAGAATAGAAAGCAAGAAAATGAATTTATGCTTGAAGACCTTAAATCGTTTAACGAAGGCTTAAAAGTATATAGAGCCAATAAAGCTGAACAGCAAAAGCTGGATAACCAAGCTAGAGGATTTGCATTACAAATTTCTGGTGATCCTAGGGACACTAAAGCACTAGATGTTGCTAGAACTTTTATTTCTGGTGGGTATAATATTTCTGATCCTATTACTCTTAAGTCTGCACAACAACAATACGCAGATATGAAATTAAAAGAAACACAATCCCAAGCACAAGCCACTGCATCTGCTCAAGCTGCTCCTAATGGAGATAATCCACAAGCACAAGCAGGTACTCCTACACAAGGAACTACACCACAAGCACAAGCCGCTCCCATGGCTGGAAATGTTCCTTCTGCTAATGTACAAGGACAACCCCAACAACCTGCACAAGCTCCTGGACTTGGCAATGGTCTATTCAAGAAGGATGTTACCGCAAGTAATCTATTTACTGGTAAAAGCACTCCTGAACAATACCAACAAAAATCTATTGAGAATATCTCTGCTCGTACCGGCATGACCCCAGAACAAGTACAAGCCATTCGTTCAGGACAAGACACAGGTAAGACCGACTTTAATCCTAGCTCCACAGGTGCTCCTATGGATGCAGGTAAAGCTATGCTTATTTCTAATGCTATGAAGCTTGCTGCTGATCCTGGTAAATTAACCGATCCTGCTAAATTCTGGCAAGCTGTAGGTTCAGGTAATTATGAAGAAGCTGGTAAATATATCGCCAATGCTCAACAGCAAAATCAATGGCATATTGATGCTGCTAAAATTCAAGCTGCTGCTACTCTTGAGGGACATAAAATCAGTGCTGGTGCAACCGTACAAGCTGCTGAAATCCACGAAAGGGCAGCTAAAGCTACTCGTGATGCCACTATTGCCGGAAGTCCAGCACAAAGATACGCGGATGCTGCTGCAAAACTAGACGCAACTAAAGAAGCAATTAAAGCTGATCCTTCTATGATTGCAGAATTTGCTAAACAATTCCCCGGGATTGATATGTCTAATCCACAAACAGAAGAGTGGATTGCACTACAAGTTCTTAAAAAGACAGACACAGAAGCGTATAGTCGTGTTATAGCAGGGCCTAATAATAAACCTCCACAAGGTGTTAACACTGCCCTTGATCCAAGAACAGCATCAACTCCTCCAGGATATAAGGCGGGTGCCAATGACCCTGGCAAGGGCGGTTCTAAGACTGATCCGTATGCTGGTAAAGATGTACCAAAAGACGAGAATACTAGATTAAAGGCAGTATCTGACGCTATTAAAAATATGCCAGAAGGTGCCGATAAAGATAAAGTTATTGCCGAATTTAATACTAAATACGGAGATAAGAAGGCTAAGAAGTATGGATTAGGTCCTAAGCCTATTGAAGAACCTAATAAACCATCGACGGGGGAAGATAAGTCTGTTAAATCTGCATTTGGAGACGTTAAACCTACTAAGGCCCAACTTAGACAGTCAAAAGAATTAAATTCTACTGTCAGTGACGCACAATCCTTAATAGACAGTGGTATTGAATTTGAAAAAGCTGTAAAAGAAGCTATGTCTAACGCTAAAAAAGAAAAGCGTAATGTTTCAGAAGATGAAGTTAGAAAAGCATTAAAGAAATAAATGAACTTAGCAGATATTGAAAAAAAAGTAAGCGCTCCTCAAACAAAGTCGTTTACTTCATTAGACCAAATTGAGGCCAATGTAGCGGGGCAAGTTCCTGCTGCAAAACCTATTCCTAATTCTTTAGACGCAATTGAGCAAGCCGTAAGTCCTGTGCAACAACCGCAAGAAATAGAAATTCCAGGGTTTGCAGGACAAAAGGCACACCCTATGCTTGTTAGGGTGGCTCAGGAATACTATGGTAAGACCGATCCTAATGAAGCATTAAGCTCTTGGGTAGCAGATCAAACCTGGAATAGCGCAAACTCTGCTATGGCTTTAATAGACGCTGTAAAGGCACAGACAGTAGACCCTATTAAAGCTAAACAAATGTCTTTCCTTGGAGAACAATTTGATAATCTTCCTGCATTCTGGGAAGGTGAAAATAGACCTTTAGGGGAGCGTGCTAGTCGTCTATGGGCTAACATTTGGCGTGGTGTTGTTGATCCTATTACATGGGCCGGTGGCGCTGTAGGAGGTAAAGTAGCTTCCAAGTTTATTGGTGAAGGTGCAGGTATTCTAGCTAGAAGTGCTGGTGCTGCTGTATCAGATGCTGCTGCTGGTGCTGTATCTGATGTTTCTCAACAGGTATTACAAAAATCTATTGGTACTAGAGATGAATATTCTCCCCTAGAAACTGCTGAAGCCGCAGGTGCTATGGGTCTATTTGGTGGTGTCATTAGAGGTGGTGCAGGAGCAATTAAGAAGGGATTTAGTATATTAAAGCGCCCTGATGCTCTTGAACCAAACACTAATGTATTTAAACAAGATAATGCCCCATACCAATACCAATTAGATAAAGCTACTCCTGTAGAAGATCAATCTAATGCTATGAGTGTGTTAACTCGTAGGGAAGCCATTCCTGAACCTGCCAATGCTAATAAATTTCCAGAAATGGAAACTACTAGACCCATTGAAACAATTACTGAACCCACACCCCTTCAAAGAACTGAACAAGAATTAGGATATGGGGAAACTAATTTCAGTGGTTTAAGTCCAATGGAAGGCCAAAGCAGCATTCCAGAACCCATTAAAGAAAATCAACCTTTAATTAAACCATCCGAATATAAGCCTTTTGATTATAATATGGATGCAGATGCTACTCCTAATGCAGAACCTGTGCCTGTAGTTAAAGAAAATCCTGCTAAAGTCTCTAAGAGAATTAAGAAAGAGCCATTCGTAGCAGATGATCCATATAAAGTAGACTTTATTAATCCTGTAGAAGAGACTCCCAAAGACGAGGGTATACCATTTATGGTAACACGCCAAATGAAACAAGATTTGGCCGATAGAGGGTATACTTTAAATCAAATTAGAAACATGACGCCTAAAGAAGCCCATGAAATTCTAAAAGGACAAAATAAACCAGAACCTCCTAAAACACCATTTAAAGAGCAAAATCCAATTATTGCTCAGGCTTTAGATAACGCTGATGAACCTAAACCCATTCCTAAAGAAATTAAACTATTAGATAATGGTGATATTGATTTATCTGCGCCTCCTACTGTGCCTCCTAAGCCTCCTGGAATAGACGAAATACCACCAATTAAACCAGAAGGACCTACTCCTTTACACGTAGAGCGATTAGAAAAGCTTACTGGTAAAGTGGATAAAATGACCTATATGAATTCTCCTGCTGAAATGTGGTCAGAAATTATTAGGTTATCTGAGGCAAATGAAGGATTTAATACCGAACGTCCCCATATTTCTAAAGAAGCTTCACTAGCTTCTGCTAAGGAATTATTAGGCGATCCTAGTTTAAATATCTTTAAAACTCTTGAGAATAAACTTGGAGTATCTGGTGATAGGTTAAGCACTGTTGTATCAGGAGCCCTTTACCAATACAATAAAGAAGGTGTACAATTACACACTTTAGCCTCAGATTTTAATGAAAAATTATGGAAATTAGGCAAAGATAATCCAGAAACATTAAAGTCTTTAGTGGCTTACGCTCAATTTAGGCTTAAATTTACTGATGTTATGAAAAGCTTTTATGGCTCCAAGAGTGAAATTGGTAGAAGCTTGGCTATGCTAAAGCCTAATTATAATGAGTCTCCAGAAGAATATTTAATGCGTATTATTAAAGATATGAACGGCCCAGAAGGATTACAAGGCGATGGCGCGACTCTCTTGTGTGGATAAGCTAATCAGAGAAGCACAACAACTTGCCATGATTGATCCAAATGATACTGGATCAATTAGTAGGTTTTTTGCTGGTCAAGAAGAAGCTGCAAAAGCTAAACCAACTTTAGGTAAAAAGGGCATGGAAGTACTTTATAACGCCATGCTTGCAGGTTTACCCACACAGGTTGCCATTGGTCTAGAAACCACGCTAATGAACGTTACAACCACTATGGAACGTGGTCTAGCCTCTGGTGTAGGTTTAATTAGACAGGGCCTTACAGGGTCTTTAAATGAAGCTGAACGCTACACAGCAGGGGATGTATTATCCCGAGCTAAAGGCATGGGCTATTCTATTAAAGACAAGGATTTAGGTTTAATAGCTTCCGCACAAGAATTGGCCGGTATTTGGTGGAAATCATTTAGATTAGCAAATGAGGCAGGGCACGAATTAAGCCCAAGCCATCCTGTGAGAAGCACTATCGGTACAGCAGAAGATGCAAGTAATGTAGAACGTATTCTTGGTAGAATTATTCGTGTACCTTCTTCTTTAATTGCTGGTACAGATGCCATGATGCAAGAAGTAGGAAAGCGCGCATCTTTATGGGAACAAGCCTCTATTGCCTATAAAAGAGCACAAGCCAATGGAGAAAAGACAGGCACTCGCTCTGAGTTTCTAGCTGATTTCGTTAGCAATCCTAATAAATACGCCATGGATCAAAACCAAATTCTACAGGCTAAAGAACTTTATAGACGCTATGAGCAAATGGGATTAGCTGATCGTCCTGAAATGGAATTCCTTAATGACTTTGGTAAAAAGTTATCCATGTATAGAGCCGAACTAGAAGGTAAAAAAGCCAACTTCACAAGCCCTCCTAGCGAAACAACTAAAGCCGTTATTAATTTCATTGATAAAGTCCCATTCGGTCGTGTGCTTGTACCATTCATTAATACTCCTGCCAATATCTTTAGGTGGGTATTTGAACGTGTTCCAGGTATGGGATTGCTCTATAAAGATACACAAAGAGAATTAACAGGAGGCAAAACCTTTGCCGAAGTACTTAAGCGTACTCCTGAAAATGAATTATCCAAGATTAAAGAATACACTAAAATGGATTTCGATAATGTTGTAGCTAGACAGACATTTGGCTCTTCTGTGCTTTTAGCTGCAATGTATTTAGAAGCCAATGGCTATATTAGTGCTGGCCCTGCAATTGATCCAGAAAAACGTACCACACAATTGGAAGCAGGCTATGAACCTTATTCATTCCGTGATGGGGACAGGGTTTATAAGTATACTCGTCCTGATGCTATGGGCTTATTAATGGGTCTTGGAGCAGACTTTAATAGATTATTAAGAGCAGCACAAAACCAAGATGAAGACTTTAATAAGAACGTAATTGATGCCATGCACGCTGCGGGTTTAATGATTGGCTATAACCTTGTTGAAAAAACATGGATGAGTAATCTTGGGCTAGCTTTACAAGCTGCTACTGATCCAGAAAGATATGGTAAGCGTTTCCTAGGGCAATTAGCAGGTATGCCTATTCCAGCTATCGTAAAGCATTTTAATGATGCTATTGACCCAGAACAACGTCAAATGCTTACCATTATGGATCAATTAAAGAACCGTGCTGGTATTGGAAGAAGTGAATTGCCTCAAGCTGTAAATATTACAGGCGATCCTAAGCGTATTGGGCAGCCCATGGGGCCATTAGGTAATGTAGAACCTGATGACATTGGCGGTCAAATCTATGACTTCGCTGTACGTATGGTAAGCCCATATAGAGGCACAGACTTATCTAAAAACCCTGTAATGCGTACCATGGCTGATTTAGGTATGCCTACAAAGAAGGTATCAGAAGAATTAAGCCTATTCCCAGACGTTAAACAAGATTTAACCGAGGATCAATACGCCTATTATGCAAAAACTAAAGGCCAAATTCTAAGCGTACTTGGAAACCGTATGCTAGAAAATGTACCTAATTGGAATGGACTAGCCACAGAAATTCAAAAGAAAATATTGTCGTCTATAGTAGGAACAGCTTCACAGCAAGCTAAAAATCTATTATTAGCACAATACCCTGACCTGTATACTTCACAGGCTCAGAAATACATCGAAAACCTCGGTAAACAAAAACAACCATATAGTGAACCTATATTCAGAAAATAAGGAATAATAAGATGGTATGGGATTGGGTGGCTGTTGGTGTCATTTTAACTGCGACTGGCTTGCTATGTGCAGGATGTTGGACTATACTACAACTATGTTTAAAACCAATTCATAGGCGCGTAGATATTCTTGAAATTAAATGTATACAACGCGATGAGTTCAATGGTATTGTGTCTTTAATAACAGAAGGTCTAAGAGATACTAAGAATGCTTTAGAAAATCTCAATAGAAGAATTGATAACGTTATAAAGGATAAATAAATGACTTCAAGAGGTATTCGTAATAACAACCCTATGAATATTAGGATTAGTCCTAATAAATGGGAAGGTAAAGTTACACCTAATACTGATGGTACTTTTGAACAATTTAAAAGTCCTGAATATGGTATTAGGGCCGGTGCTAAGTTATTAATTACCTATTCTGTACATTATCAATTAAATACTGTTAGATTACTTATTAATAGATTTGCCCCCGGTAGTGAAAATCCTACTGATAAATACGCCGAATATGTTGCTAGGTATTTAAATATATCTCCTGATGCAGAAATTGATGTAGATAATTATAATACTATGCAGCAAATTATTAAGGCAATTATCAAGTTTGAAAATAGGGGCGAAATGCCTTATTCTGAGGACACTGTTAGGGATGCCTTAAAGATGGCTGGTGTACATGACACACCTAATAAATCCGTCGTTAAGGAAGTTTCTAAGGACCCTGTAGCCCAATTAACTACAGTTGCAGTTGTATCCCAGGTGGCTAATACAATTGCCCCTGTAAATGACCTTTTAATTCAAATGTTTAACTTCGCTCCCTGGGCAGTTTTAGGCATTGTTGCCTTAATTGTGGGGTACATAATTTGGCAGAAGATTAAGCCCATTAAGGATGGCGCTGTAT